TGCGGTCAATGATCCCGGTTGATAAGAAATCTCAAAGTCATCCATCTTGAATATTGGAGCTTTTAGACCTTGGAGCATTGATGTCTCTTGACCCTCTGGCGCAACCACATCAGGAAGTGTCTCGTCTTCTGGCAATGGAGGCTCGACCGGGGGAATATCCTTGATCGGCTTATTTACATCCATGTAATCTTCCGGAGGGTATTCCTCCTCGTTTTCTCCATCACCCTGCTCGCGCACCTCATTCTGCATTGGATCAAACCCCTCTGGAGGTTTGCCTTGGATCACGCTGGGATCGACTGTGATAGTTCGGCGGCTTTTCGGAACTCCAACATTATCAAGACGATCATTCATGTCTTTGTTGGTTTTTTCTGTGCGCGAGCGAAGATAGTCTTCTTGTAGCTTGCGATAGTTTGCCGTTCTGTCGCTCTTGATTTTTTCAAGCTGAAGATCGCGCAAGTGCTTACGCTCTTCTTTGGCAAATTCAGCTTGAAGTTGTCTTTCTTGACCAAATGCATCGCTGACATTTTTTGCCAGACCCAACGCTCCACCAGACAATGCAGTAATCGGAGCCTCGTTTTGATCATCAAACACTTGTTGCGCTGGCATTGCACTAAAAGACAACGGAGTAACATTCGGAGAAGAAATTTCACGAAACGGCTGAAGCCCATTAAGGGCTAAAGCGTTCGGACTATGAGAAAACGAATATCCTGCTGTCCTGTAGTTCATGGTTTTTTATGCGCCACCAAATGTTAGATTTGTAGTATCAGGAAGGGTAAAACGATTGACGTTACCTTCTTCTTCTTTCATCACTTGACGAGAAGTAGACCTATTCCTTCTTTGTTGAAACTGTTGAATCGGATCATATGAATTCGCAAACCTTCCAAGTCTGGAATAATCAAGTGAGTCAAATGTCGATCCACCAATGCCCATTGCTTTTGAACCAGCAGAGTCTGCCGTCTGCTTCATGCCTGCCATAGCAGTAGCATCAGAGTCTGTTCGCATTTGATTCATGCGAGAAAGACGATCTTTTGCTGATGTTACCGATTGCCGTTGTTGCGACATTGCAGACTGATCGTATTCACGAATCATCTGTTGACGCTTGGCTTCTGCTTCTTGGGCTTGTCTGGCTTTCTCTGCATCAGCATTAGCTTTGTTTGCTGCGGCTATCTGATCTTGGAGAGCCTTGATCTGCTTTGCCATTTCTGCATCAGCTTTTGCTTGTTGTTGTGCAGCAGCATTCATGGCATCCCTTGCTGCCGTTGAACCCGGAGGAGTAATTGCTCTTTGCAATCCAGAACCGGCTTGATTAATAACTCCGGTAATTCCTCTGCCAGCTTGATTGACAGCACCACCAATTGCTCTTCCTACATTGCTGACTGTTCTTCCTACGTTCCAATTTCCAATTTTTAGTCCAAGGAGTGGAAGCAACCATTCTGGACGATCTGGCAAAACAAATAGACGCAAAATATCAAAAACGGATTGAACGAGATCGATCATACTAAACTCCTCCAAGTCTCAAGTTTTTAGCGTCGGGTAGCTGGAAGCGATTGGCCCTCATGTTGGAGCCTCCCGCCATTTGATTGGCAATAGCAACAACTCCGGGGTTCACGTTTAATCCAGCAACAGCAGAGCCATCGCTTGTACTGACGTTTGCATTGTTGTTGTTGGTGCTTGCGGAGCCAGCGATTCCGGAGTTTGTCGGAACATTAGCAGCGGCTGCACCACCAATTCCTGCAAGAGCGGACTGCTTTGCTTGCATGATGTTGAAACCGCCAGCACCTCCACCTCCAGCAGCACCAGCACCTGATGCTTGCGCTCCGGCGTACTGTTGCTGTGCAGCAAGATCGCTGACTTGTTGTGCGTTTTGCATTGCCGTCAGATTCGACTTTGCTGCGTCGAAACTTTTCTGCATTGCTCCTTGAGCAGCTATGTTTTGAGAGCGAATAAGCTCTTGGCGTTGCGCTTCAGCAGCAGCTTCAATTCTTGCTTGTTCGGCTTGTCTTGCGGCAGCTTGAGCGGCAGCAACTTGTGCTTGCTGCTGCTGAATCATCGCTTGCATTTGCGCGTTATTGTTGTTTGCAGGTTGCGCTGGCCTGCGAGATCTTCCTCCTCCACCCATATTATGATCCTCCAAAGGTTAGTCCTTGCGTATTTGGCAACGAAAAGACGTTTCTGTTTATTCTTGTGTCTGTTCCTGTAGCTCCGTCATTGATGTTTCCAACAGTTGTCATAGCCGGATTCATCGAAAATGGCGAAGCAGCAAGATTGGCTGCGGTAGAAGAAAGGAAAGGAGACGCTGCTCCAAGGTTTCCAAGTGCTTCTTGCCGAGATTTATTATAATCAAAGCCACCACCAGTTGCAGCCATTCCTTCGGCTGCGTATTGATCATCCAACTTTTTCTTGGCAGCTTCATCAGTAAGCTGCTGCTGCGTATTCAAGCGAGACAAAGCTTCAGAAGCTGCTGTCTGACTTTGTGTCGAGCGTTGAGCGGCTGCTACGTCTTCTGCTCGAATCGCAGATTGCTTCTGTTCTTCAGCAGCCCTTTTACTGGCTTCTTCTGCTGCTTTTTGTGAAGCAGAAGCTTGCTCCATTTGCATTTTAAGCAGTTGCATCATCATAGCACCAGAGTTATCTGCTGGCATTTTGTATGTGACACCACCACCTCCGAATAGTCCTCCCATATATTTTCTCCTTTGTATTTGTGCTGTGTTTTTTGGTGAATGCTTACGCTTTTGAAGTGGCATTTACATTCATAAATCGTCTTTGTAAATAGGCAAATTTGCAGCGACCCTTGCTTCTTTGCAAAGCTCGCTTCCCGGTTGAAATTTTCGACAGCCAAGCGGTCTATTTTCATAGATAGAACAAGTAACTTGTTCCCCTACACACCCGCCCAAGGCAACGCATCTATTATTGATGGTTTTCATCAGCGGATAGTCCTTTCTGACCATATCTTCCGGAATGCCAACAGCGTCACTACGATCCCGGCGTAAAATGGGCCAAGACCATTTGTAACAGCAGCAAGCTCCGCAAGTTTGGCAGTCATAGTTCACATTCTCCCTCTGGTCGCTCCACCAATTGCGCTGCTGCCACCCATTGTTAATCCGCTCAAAGCTCCACCAGCAAAGCTCCCAATGCCGCCAATCATTGCTGATAAGGGAGCATTTCGATTGTCATCGAACACTTGTTGAGGGGATAGCGGGGTAAACTGGAGCAAATTTGATCCTGGAGCTTGGCTATAGCTTTGCACGTTTCTCCATTGATTTGCATTGGATTGCTGTGGTTGCCTAAAAGCACCCATATTTTGTGCAATGCCTTGACCGGCATCCATGATAGATTTAGCAAGCTGTTCTTGCTGGTTTCGTTTCAGCTCATCTTTTTGAGCCATCATGCTTTCGTAGCGATAGTCAGCAGCAGTAGGAAGTGTCGCCTTGCGAACTTCTGGTATGGCTCCGGCAGCAGATTGTTGATTTGATCCACCCATAGCTATTCCTCCTTTTTTTCTCCCCACTTAACTGGCTTGAACCCCAAGTCTGGGATGACCACATCCTCGTATGGAGCCAAATGGGAAATGTTAGAAATCGTTGCGTTTAACTTGGGGCAAAAAACGTGTTTTTTGGCGTGTCTGTTTACGCAATTGAAGCAAACCGGATAAAAATCAGCGTTGAGTGACTTGTCCGGGTTGTTGACCCAAGTTTCATTCACCTTGATGTATCTTGTTGGGTCTGGTTCGACGTTGTTCTCTTCGAGGTAGTCAAATATGTCTTTGTCTGACCAATCACGCATTGGATAAAGAGACACAGGAGAACCCTCCGCATAACGAATATCCATTGCGAGCGGAACGTGACCCTTGATTAAGTCTCTGTCCTCGTACTTTGTTCCGATATAAACCGCACCCCAGGGCCAGTTAAATGTTCCCGTCGGGCGTTGAAGAAAATCATCAACACCACACAAGAAGTTTTCTCCGAATTTTGGTCGCTCTGTTCCCAATGACATCACAACAGAGTTCTGACCCCACTTGTAGTATTTGAGCATATCGAAACGAACCTCTCCGGTTTCGACATCAGGCCCATCTGTGATAGCTACTTTGGCAGGGGGATAATCATACACCTCAAGATTCCAATCTTTAATGAGCTTGTCAGAATACGCATAACGCTCACGAAACTTTGGTTCTCTGTATTGAATGACCGGGATGTCTATCCCAGCCTTAAAGCGAATAAGATGGAGCAAAGCCGTCGAGTCTTTGCCACCAGACCACAAGATGACCGATCTGGGCCAGCGTTTGTTCCAACGCTGAACCTTCTCAATCGTTACATCTATGAGGTTTTGATTCATTAGATAATTGCGGCAGTAGCAATGCCGGCAACTCCTGCACCAGCACCAATAAGCTGACCAGTAAGAGCGTTTTTGTTAGATGCGTCTTGAGCAGCACCTTGATAAAGTGCTTGTCGATAATTCTGCATATCTTGCTGATATGCTTGATTTGCACTCAAAATCTCACCAAATCCTGTGTTTGAATACTCTGGAAGACTTTGACCAAGGGATTGCGCCGCTTGTAGTATATTTTGCTGCCAGTTGTTTAGGGTTCCAACATTAGCAGATTGAGCAGCTTGTTTTCCGGACATCAAATTGCCTGGATCCAATCCACCCAAAGGAGCGGGTGTTTGTGAAAGATACCCTTGCTGTGCTGCAAGGTTTGCCAGTTGAAACTGCCTTCCTGCCTCTGTTGCTTGATCAAACAAGGCTGACCGGGCAACAGAAGAGTCAAGATCAATGCCGCTTGTTGCGACACCAGTAAGACCTTTAGTTCTGGCCCATTCGTTCATGTAGTTTTCCAGTTGATCCGTAGAGGTTGCTTCCTCGAGTTTTCCGGCATACTGCTCACGCATCCTTGCAGCAGCAGGATCAACCATGCGCTCGTACTCGCGTGAACGAGAAAGATTTTGCAGCCCAAGTTCAGCAGCTTCTTGTGATGCTTGCGTAGGACTAAACTCCTGCATCATGGGAGCCATTTGCGAAGCCATCTTTAAGAGTTCGCCTTGGTTTTCGTACTGCAACAATTTCAATCGATAATTTGCATCATCTGCCGCCAGCTTCGATTGCAATATCGCAGCTTGAGTTGAGTAGTCTGGTTGGCGCAAATATTGGCCGGGGTTTACTGATTGTCCTCCCATAATTATTCCTCCTTTGAATCGATACAGAAAACTTCCCGGTCCATGCTTGTCAGACCGAGCTTACTCATTACTTCGTTGTTAAAATTTGGTCTATTGGGTTCAAGTGGAACGCCAATATATCCAACACCTTTTGAAAATTGCATATGCGTCACAAAGTCTGACATGATTTGCACAACATCTCTTGGTGCTGTGTATTTTGGATGAAACGCCGGATAGACTGTTGGCATATACACCCAATCCGAATATCCAATAAGCTCGCCATTGCGATAGTGACCGCAAACATTTATCTGGGGATGCTCTATGACTTTGTGGTTAAAGTCTTCAGCAAAATCAACAAGCTCCAGAAACTCGTTTGTTCCCGGCTGCAAAAATTTGTAGTTTATGCGCTTGTTCATTAGTCGTTAAATCCAACAAATACGTTTTCTTCGTTTAGCTCGTTAGGAGTATATCCTCCGTATTTAGCTGCTTCTTCTTGCATGATTCGTCTCCGGTCTTCAATGTTTCCACAGATAACGCACGGCATACAGTCAGTATCTGGTCTTGTCAAAGGGATAGAAGAATAGAGAGGAACCACAGGATCATCAGAAAACGGACTGATGAACTTGTTTGGAAAGTCCTTAACTACAATAGTTGCGTCTACAATGGAGGGCATATTAGCAGGGATTTTCAGCTCTGTACTTTTGCGCTGCTGAAGTTGCCGCTTGTTGAGCCAAAATACCAGCTTGCTCTTCAGCGTGAGCGAAAGAAATAACGGACAAATATGATGCCGCTGCCGTAGCGGAAATAGTTCTTGTGCTGGATGTACAAGGAAGCGTGACTGTTCGGAAGACTTTGGCAAACCATGATGCCTGTCCTTTTGGAAGAGCATCGTATGGGCTTTCTTGAATATCTATAGATAAAGTTGATCCGTCTTGTCCGACAACACAAGTTGTTGTCTCGCTTTTCCCAGGTGTTCCGGTTGATTTCTCGCTCCAAGGGTCTTGAAACAGCCTGACAATCTCGACGCCAAACTCTCCGCACCACTCGACCAGAACGCTAAAAGCCTTGTCAATGTCGTTGCTATATATGCTTTCACAAGTTTGAGAAGCTACAGTTCTCTGTGCCGTCTCTGTTACCAGCCTCCTATATTGAGTGTTTAAGAATCCAAGTCTGGAAATTTGCGCTGCGTAAGGGGTGTTTTCCCATTGATATTGGTCGGTTATGGCAAGGATTCTTTGATCCAATACCTTCTGATATGATCCTTTGCTTCCACGATAGCTTACTCTGACATCACAAGTTCCACCAATTTCCAAAGCCTCAATTTCTGCGTAAATAAATTGCTTCAAGTCCATTCCATCACCGAGCATCGCTGTTTCTATCTGCGAATAAATGCGGTTATAAAAGTTCGTAGTGGTTCCATCAGCATTAACTTGAAAATAGCTGTCAACCCGGTCTCCCATGAAAGACTCCCAAAGATGGTTGTATGAACCATCGTTTGTTGCGACATAGTCCACAGAAAAATGAAAACACCTTGGCTGACCATCCACGTTGCCAGTAGTCCACTCAATGGGTCTTGTTCCCTCCCAAACGCCACACCAAGCAGGGTTTCTGCTCTGACCCCATTCGGATGCTGCCGCATAGTCCAAGACCATTGTGGTCGAGTTTATGGACTGCAAATATGGGATTGAGTAGAGCAGATAGTTTTCAAACGCCACCGCACAAATCTGCTCTTGCCCAGAAGACATATACCGCTTCACGCGAGCCATCTCGATGTCTTTATACAAAACTTGAGAGGACAGATAGCTGGCAGCAGCAACGTCAGCCGCCACAAGACCACCTTGCGAATACCACCACATTTGACCAGCTTGAAAGGCAATGCTTTTCCCTGCCACACAACCAACAGTCGGATAAAGCGTGTTTTGAAAGTTTGGTGTGCTGGCCCAAGCCGATCTATCCAGAACACCAGAAGCCAATGAGTATGTGGCTCTATCTGTGAAAACAATGAGTCTTGTGTCGGTGTTCTGGCCGACATAGGAGACAAGCCCGGTTACCGGACGAGCAAAGCTAAAATCACCCCTTCCTGCACCAGCAGTTCGTTCGGCCCAGCCTATTGGATCTCCCAAGTCTGATGCCAAAACGATATTTTTGTCTGCCACCCACAGCCTATTTCCGGAGTAAGCCATCCACGTTCCAATTGGAATAGTATCGCTTTGATTTCCAGTTGTGTTCGCTCCGTCCCAATACGCAGGAGAGGAGATTCCGTCTTGAATAATAA